TGGTGTTTTGGTTTTAGGGTGGGTAGGTAACTACTCACTCTTTTTTAAACGCTATAAAAATAATCGCTTATGAAGAATATAAGTTTCAAAAATTACGATGCAAGTATAAAAGACTTGGATGTAGCAACAGGAATAGTAACAGGTTACTTCTCTCAATTCAATTCTATTGATTTAGATGGAGATGTTATAATGCCAGGTGCATTTACAAAGACTATCGCAGAGAGAGGCCCAGATTCATCAAAGCCCGAAATTGCTTACTTATGGCAACACGATACTTACAAGCCTTTAGGAAAACTAATGGTTTTAAGAGAAGATAACTTTGGTTTGTACTTTGAAGCTAAAATGAGCGATACTACTTATGGACAGGATGCTTTAAAACTTTATAGAGATGGTGTAATTACGCAACACTCTATTGGTTATCAAGTAATAAAGTCGGTAGAAACCACTATGGATATGGAAGAAGAAGTTGAGGCAATCTACGAAGTAAAACTTTGGGAAGGTTCAGCAGTTACTTTTGGAGCAAATCCTAATACACCTTTTACTGGCTTTAAGTCAGCAGAAGAAAGAGAAGATAGAATAAAGACTTTGGTTAAGGCTATTAAAAATGGTACTTACACAGATGAAACATTCGGTCTTATAGAATTTGAATTATTAAAACTTATTTCACTTGTTAAATCTGAAGAGCCAACTGTGGTTACTCCTGAAGATACCGAGCCGAAAGAGGACAATAAGATACAAGAAATAAAACAATTTAGAAACCTATTAAATCTTTAAAAAGATGGAAGAAATTAAAAATTTAGCAAATGACATCAACGCAAAGTTTGATGCAAATGCAAACGCTTTATTAAGCGTAAAGAATGAAGTATCTACGATGGTAGAAAAAAGTATTGATTCAGTTAAGGCTGAAATCAAAGCAGTAAAAGATGAAATGGATAGACAAGCTGAAGAAGTATCTCGTAAGAGTGCTGCTAAAGTATCTACCAAATCAATCGGTGAGCAAATCGCTGAACAATTAGATTCTAATATGGCAATCGCTGAAAAAGAATTGAAGTCTTCAGGTGGTTCATTCACTATGAACTTAAAAGCGGTAGGTAATATGTTATTATCATCTAACTTAACAGGTGATTCAGTAGCTACTTACAACCCTAATCAAGCAATTTTACCTGCTCAAAAATTAAACTTTAGAGATTTAGTTTCTACAGTTCAATCAGCAACAGGTACTTTTGTAACTTACAAAGAGAGTGGTTCAGAAGGTGCTATCACTGCACAAACTGAAGGTGCATCTAAAGGTCAAATCGATTACGACTTAACAGAAGTTAAGACTGTAAACGCTTATATCGCTGGTTTCGCAACTTTCTCAAAGCAAATGATGAAGTCATTACCATTTATCGAGCAAACTTTAACTCGTATGATGTTAAGAGATTTCTTCAAGGCTGAAAACGCTTCTTTCTTCGGTACTGTTTCAGGTGCTGCTACTGGTTCAACAACTGTTAGTGCTACTGATGATGTAGAAGAAATTATCCAATTAATTGGTAACCAAAAGACTGCTAACTTTAATGCTTCTTACGCATTAGTTTCTCCAGCTCAAATGGCTCGTTTAATTATCTCTACTTACAACAAAGGTTACTATGCAGGTGCAGGTGCTGTTATTCTTAACGGTGCAGGTGGTTTGACTATCTTTGGAACTCCAGTATTCGAGGCATCTTGGGTAACTGATGACAAAGTTTTAATCTTTGATAGAGACTATATCGAAAGAGTTGAAGTTGAAGGATTAAATGTTACTTTCTCTTACGAGAATGGCTCAAATTTTGTACAAAATCTCGTTACGGCGCGTATCGAATGCTACGAGGCAATAAATTTAATGTTACCTACTGCGGCAATCTACGCCGATTTAGGGAATGTTTAATTCACATTTGCTATAAGCTAAAATTAAAAATAAGAAAGGGTAGGTGCTTAATTGTATCTACCCTTTTTTTGTTATATTTGTTATATGATTGGTATCTACAAAATCACATCTCCAAGTAACAATATTTATATAGGGCAGTCTATTAATTTAGAAAGAAGATTAGCCAGGTATAAGAGTAACTTAAATTCATCTAAAGGTCAAATAAGACTTAACCGTTCTTTTATTAAATATGGAGTAGAAAATCATTTATTTGAAATCGTTTTAGAATGTTCAATAGAAGACTTAAACACTAAAGAAAGATACTACCAAGAATTATTTGATTGTGTTGAAAATGGTTTAAACCTACGATACACTAAAACAAATGATAAGTCGGGTAAAATGAGTGCTGAAACTATTGCTAAAATGGTGCATTATAAAAGGAATATGACACCTGAACACCGATTAAATTTAAGTATAGCAAATAGAAATAAAGAAGTGATGCCTACTATGTTAGGTAAAACACATTCAGAGGAAACAAAGAAAAAAATGTCTGAATCTGCTAAAAAAAGAATTAGAACATTAGAACACTGCGAAAACATAAGAAAGTCTAAATTAGGAGTAATCGTTTCTGATGAAACTAAAGCCAAAAAGTCAAAGCCTGTATTACAATACGATTTACAAGGTAATTTTATAGCTAAATATTTTGGGATAAAAGAAGCTGCCAGGAAAGTTGGTATTTCTGATTCTATGATTATTGATGTATGCAAAGGTAAGTATCCACAGGGAAAGGGATTTGTGTGGAAATATGAAAATTGCTAAAAATATTAGTAACTTTGTATTATGTATAAATGCACAGTCAATATATCACATAACGGTAGGAAGTATAACAGAGGTAACTACTACGACCTTGTTTTAAGCGATAAGATGAAAGAATTTATAAAAGTTGGGTACTTTACTGCAATCGTAGATAAAGGTGTTACAAAAGAGTTTAAAGGCAAAATAAAGAAGAAATAATATGGCTAATATTAAAATATCAGAATTAAATCCATTATTAACGGTTGAAGATGCGGATGTATTACCAATAGTGGATAATGCTATTACTAAAAAAGTAACGGCAGCAATTCTACGAAGTTACACACAAGGTAATTCAGTTCTTTTAACAGGCAATCAAACTGTTGCAGGGATTAAGACTTTCACTTCTCAATTAGCATCTTCGGTTGCTACTGGTACTGCTCCTTTTTCGGTTGCTTCAACTACTAAAGTAACTAACTTAAACGCTGATTTATTAGATGGTTTATCTTCGGCTGATTTCCAGGCTACTTTAAGTGGTACAGGGATTGTCAAGTCAACTGCTGGAACTATTTCTTATTTAACTGATAATACTGCTAATTGGGATGCTGCTTACAACGATAAAATTAATTCTGCTGCCGTAACTGGTATCGGAACAAATACTTTAACCTTAACACAACAAGATGCAGGAACTATTACTGCTACTTGGGTTAACGGAACTTTAATAAGAGAAATAAGAAACACAACAGGTGCAACTTTAACTAAAGGAACGATAGTTTATATTAGTGGTGCAACAGGAAATAAACCAACGGTAACTAAAGCAATAGCGACAGGAGATGAAACTTCTGCTCAAACTTTTGGATTCGTTCAAGAAAATATTGCTAATAACGCTAATGGTTATGTGGTTATTATTGGGGATTTAGTGGGTATCGATACTTCGGCTTATGCTGAAGGTGCGCAATTATACTTATCTTCAACAACTGCTGGTGCTTTTACTACTGTTAAACAATATGCTCCTAATCATTTGGTTTATGTGGGTATTATTACTCGTTCACATCCAACTTTAGGACAGATTGAGGTAAACATTCAAAACGGCTACGAAATGGATGAGTTGCATAATGTGGCTGCTCAAAATCCTTCTAATGGAGATATTTTACAATATGTAACCTCAACAGGTTTATGGACTAAAGTAGCAGGAAGCACAAGTAATATTTCAGAGGGTTCAAATCTTTATTATACAGATGCTCGTTCAAGAAGTGCTTTTAGTGAAAGCGTTACAGGATTAGATTATAATTCTACAACAGGTGTTTTATCAACTACTTCAGGTTACGGAATACCAACAACGGCTAAACAAACAACTTGGGATACGGCTTATAATGATTCTATTGTAAGTGCTGCGGTTACAGGAACAACAACTAAAACTTTAACTTTAAACCAACAAGATGGTGGTAGTGTTACCGCTTCTTGGACTGATGACAATACAGATGCAGTTACTTCAGTATTCGGTAGAACAGGTGCGGTTGTAGCTACTTCTGGAGATTACACAACAACACAAGTAACAGAAGGAACAAACCTTTACTTTACTGATGCAAGAGCAAGAGGTGCTATTTCTTTAACTACAACAGGTACTTCGGGGGCAGCTACTTACAACTCTACAACAGGTGTTTTAAATGTACCTAACTACGCAGATACCGACACAGGTATAACTTCTTTAAACGGATTAACTGCTTTAACGCAAACATTTGCAGTAGGAACAAGTGGAACTGACTTCGGTATTTCTTCTGCTACTTCTACGCATACTTTTAACTTACCTACGGCTTCAGCAACAAATAGAGGTGCTTTAAGTAGTGCTGATTGGACTACATTTAATAACAAGCAAAACGCTTTAACAAATCCTATCACAGGAACGGGAACAACTAATTACTTACCAAAGTTTACAGGAGCAAGTGCTTTAGGAAATTCTTTAGTTTATGATAATGGTACGAGCGTAGGTATAGGAACTGCAAGCCCTTCTGATAAATTAGAGGTTTATTCGGATGCAAACTCTCAACAAGGATTAAAAATTACAAATCCAAATGCAGGAAGTTCTGCTATTGCAGTAACAAAATACTCTAATGGTACTTACACACATTTATTCGGTGCTTTAGGAAGTAATTATTCAACTTATGGAGTTTTACAAGCAAATGAAGCCTTTATGTATTCGGCAAATACAAATATGTCTTTTGCTGCGGATGGTATTGCTTCTTCAATTAAATTTGGTACTGGTGCAGGAGTAACTGAAAGAATGCGTATCTTATCAGATGGTACAATTTGCGTTGGTAGAACAACAAATGCTGCTGCTGGGTGGCAAATGGCAGTTAAAAACGGATTAACTATTACTGATGGTACAAGTGAAGTCCAATTATTTTCATATTTTGGTGCAGGAATTGGAACTTTTACAAATCACGATTTTGCTTTTAGAACTAACAATACCGAAAGAATGCGTTTGTTTTCAGATGGGAATTTGGCTTTGGGTTCTGCAACCAACGCAGGCTACAAGTTAGATGTAAATGGTACTGCGAGAGTGAGTGGTAATGCAACGGCTACAAGATTTTTAACTAACTATTCTTATTTTGGTGGTGGGGATAATTACAATATTAAATTAAATAACGATTTATCTGCTGATACTGGTTTTATTTATCAATTAGGAGGCTCAACAACAATAGCTTCAAATAATTACTATAATTCTGCTGGGGTTTATACTGCAACTGCTACAACTGCTTCAAGTATTGAATTGGCTGGTGGTGCAACTGTATTTTATAACAATAGTGGATTAACAAGTGGGGGGACTTTTAGTCAAACAGAAAGAATGCGAATTAAACCAAGTGGTGTAATTAATATTGCTAATATACCAACTTCGCCAGTAGGTTTATCAGCAGGAGATATTTATAGTAATTTAGGTGTTTTAACTATCGTTTAAAAGTCTTAATTTAGCAAAATGAACAACGAACAAATATATTCTATTTTAGGTCAAGGACTTAATATAGCAAACACAAAAGGATGCTTTAATTTAGATGAATCGGCAACGATTGCACAAGCATTATTTCAATTAAAAGAAGTTTTAAATTTAGTAGACAAAAAAGATGATTCAATTAAAGCCGAGTAGTGTAGGTGTTTTAGGCACTATTACTCAAATTGATGTATTAGTTTTACCTTTTGATGTTCAAGCGGTTACTTGCTCAACTTATTATAAGTTATGTGCAGAGGACGGCAAACAATTAGCAGAGGGTAATTTAAGTTTAACAGAAGAACAATTTGCAAATTGGGGAACTGACAATAGTTATGTTTCTGATATTGTGATTAACGAATTAGGTTTAGAAAAAGCAGAATAATGATTAACTCGGAATTTCAAATTGAAATTATTACAGACCTTTCAGTAGAGCCTGTTACCTTACAAGAGGCTAAAGACTATATGCGTATTTCTTCGGATTCGGAGAATGACCTAATAGAAGAACTTATTACTTCTGCAAGGGAACGAATAGAGAAGTTTACAGGACTATCTTTAGGCGAAAAAACTTTAAGAGCGTATTGGTTCTATTTTCACATTCCACAAGAGATTCCTTATGGTCCAGTAACCTTAATTGAGTCGGTTGTAAATGATGATGATGTAGCGTTAGAGTATACGGCTCGTGGATTGCAATATAAGATGCTTGAGGCTTATTCTACTGTTGGTTTGACAATAGAGTACGAAGCAGGGTTTGCAGTGTGTCCTAAAGGCTTAAAATTAGCCATATTAAAACAAGTGTCTACTGACTACGAGAATAGGGAAAATTACTCTATTTATGACCAAGCATATGAGTTAAGTTCGGATGCTAAAAGACAAGCACAACCATATTGTAGAAACACTTTATTTGGTATCTAATGAGAGCAGGGAGTTTAAGAAATCAAATTGCAATTCAAACTTTACAAACAGGCTCGGATGGTACAGGTGGTTACTTCGGTACATTTGTAGACCAAAAGGTAGTTTGGGCAAAGATTAGAGCAAAACAAGGCTTTAGAAATTTAGAAGATGGTAAAATATCTTTAGACAATATCTACGAGTTTACTATTCGTTATGATGACTATCCTAATTTATCTCAAATCAATAAGATTGTCTATAATAGTGGCGAGTACATTATTAAGGCATTCCAAGTAACGGATGAAAGAAAAAAAGAAATAGTTATAATGACTACTTTAGGAAGATTAATTGACCCTACTTTCTTCTTAATTACCGAGTTCTACGAAAACTTAATGACTGAAGATAACAAGTTTATTGTTGTATAATGAAAGTAAGAGGTACATCTCAAGTATTAAATCGTTTAAAAAGAGTTTCTAAAGAAGCAGAATTATCGGTTAAATCTTCAGTGGTTAGAAATACTGACCAAATATACGCTGAAGCAGTAGCTAATGTTCCTGTATTAGATGGTTATTTAAG